GGGGCCTTATGGCAACTCCGTTTGGGAGGACCAAGGTGGCGACACCGACCTTTTTCCAAAGGAACCTGCAGCCCTGCCGAACTAGGTTGGTCACAAGGAGCGGTTTGTCCGCCGGTGATCACATGGTTCGAATAACGAAACCAGGAAGCCAGGCGTTCTTTGTGCGCTTGGACCAACTGGGGCAGGAAACTGTGCTTTCTAAATTGGTAAGCAAGATCTTCACCCAATTTTTTACAATGAAATTCTTTCAAAGTATGATTGGGCGTCGAGACCGCGTACGAATTGAGAAAGTTGGTTCTGGTGTAGGAAACTACATCAGCCTAGTAGTGCGATTTGGATATTCCATTTCGTTTCTCCTAGGAGGACGTCGTCATGCACGGTTCTTCCTTGCAGTTGCCCATTATGGGCGGTGGCTCTTTAGGTGGCGGGGAGGGAGATTCTCCCTCGTACGCTACCTGAAGGCCTGCCAGGTTACACTTATGCAGCTACTAGCCAGTGGACCAATCTCTGATTCCCGTAAGTTAGGTGGTGTACATGGAAGAACAAAGGGTAAGATACCCTCTGTAATTCCAGTATACCACAGGGTGGCTATCCGGAGAGGCGATATCTCTGTAATTCGGTTCTGGTTGTCCCTTCTCGGGATATACCGGATACTCGATGTCAGAGGGAAAGCCTCCTTGGATTCCATTTACTTACCAGGAGTGGAGAAACAGTTTAAACAGGTCTACGAGCTCGGGACGTTTCTGAACCATATACAGAAAGTCTCGACCCTAGGTCAGACTCTTCTGAAAAGAAGAGACCTTGAGCGAGAGTTTAAGTTCTCGCCGCGGGCATTGCTGACCTCTGGAGCTAATGTTCCAGGTGGGGTTGGTGCTTTCTGGGCAATGGCTTGGGATGCGTCCATTATATGGGCAAACCGACTTCAGCGCGTTGGGCAAGCGTTTATGGATATATGTATCCTTACTTCGCAAGTTCAAATCGCTGAACTCTTGAAGAACTGTGCCCGGTTGGCAACTTCCCCTGACACTGTCAGGGATGTGTCTTCCGGGTTCCGGCTCCGGCGGGGGAAGAAACCATTTCGTTGGGCTAATGCCTTTCGATCATGGAATATTCTTGCCGCTCGGAAACCGGAAGGGGAGCATGGCCACTTCACATGGAAGTGGGCCCCCTTTCAGAACTTCCGACGTTTGCTCGTCCTTGGACGACTCCATCAGATACCTGAGCCCGCAGGCAAAGTCCGGGTTGTCGCTATGGGAACGTGGTGGATTCAGGTTCTCCTGTATCCTCTACATCGTATTTTATACTCTCTACTAAGATCCATCCCACAAGATGGTACTTACAACCAGACTGGGCCAATAAAGCCCTTTCTGGACGAGGTTCGGAAACGATTAACCCGTGGGGCAGACACGATGGTCTTTAGCTTCGACTTGAAGAGCGCCACAGACCGCTTCCCGATCTGGTACCAGATTGAAGTCCTGACTAGACTCACGAACCGAAGGTTCGCTGAGGCCTGGCAGGATCTCTTGGTGTCCTTTCCCTACTATTTAGGAGGGATCGGAGCTTCACCTCGAGGTCGATCTTTACGGTACGGAGCGGGACAGCCTATGGGCATCTACTCGTCGTGGGCGATGTTTTCACTGTGTCACCATTTATTGGTACAACAAGCGGCACATCGGGCTGGTTACGTTGGTTGGTACCCATGGTACGTTCTCCTTGGGGACGACATCGTCATCCTTGGGGAGCCCGTAGCCAGAGCTTATGAGAACTTGTGTTCGGACCTTGGTATAACCATAGGTCTCGCTAAGTCCCTTATTAGCTCTAACGGTAGTTTCGAGTTTGCGAAACGGTTCTATTATAAAGGAACTGATTGTTCTCCAATTTCTATTAGAGAATACAGCCAGGCGCTTAAAAGCCTACCTGCCTTCGCTGAGCTTATCGCTCGTGTGAAGGGTCAGAACCCTGATCTTAGACTCTGTGACGCGGTTCGAGCTGCCAAATATGGGTATCA